TCTGTATATTCTTCAGATTGATAATCCATTTCTTCTAAATCATCCATTGGAAATTCTTCGTATCCGTCTTCCATATCATCATCTTCATCTTCTTCATACTCAACATCCATGTCTCTTTCATAAAACATCCCACCAGGTCTTTCTTCTTTTGGAGGAGAAGGAAGTTCATCATCATCTTCACCATCTTCACCATCCATGTGAAGTTCGTAAATAGTTTCTTCTAATTCTTCTTCTTCATCGTCTCCAAACATTTTGTCAGCAATAACTGGTGCTGCGGCAATTGCCATATCAGCGGCCAAACCTTGCCATTGTTCTTCCATTTCACCTGTTTCGTCGTCCATAGAAATTTCATAGATAGTTTCTTCTAACTCTGACTCAAATTCTTCGTCGTCATTGTCATCGTCATCATCCTCACGAGATTCGTTCATTGGAATAAGGTACTCATCGTCACCGTCTTTCAAATGTGCATACTCCCCGTCTTTTTGGATTTCGACTTCATCTTCTGGTTTCATTTTTTTGAAAACTGTTAATAACAAATCTTGAGTTTCATCAGAATCAGGCATTTGTGTAAAATCAATTACTTCATCATCCTGTCCCATTTCATCTTCAAAACCTTCTTCGTCAGACTCTTCTTCATCATCCATTTCAAACTCATCAAATTCTTCTTCAGAACCTTCTTCGTCTTCCATTTCAAATTCATCAGATTCTTCTTCTTCCGATTCATCAGATTCTTCTTCAAAATCTTCAGTTTCCTCTTCTTCTTCAGCCTCTTTTAAAGACTCCTTTACAAGCTCGCTAATTTCTTGCTTCATTGTTGACTCAAGTATTTCTTTTGCGTTTTCATTGATAGCTTCTTCCAAATTTTTTAATTGGATTACCGCTTCTTCAACTAAGTTTTTATTTTCTGCCATTTTTTGCATTTTTTGATAAATATTCAGTACTTTAGAAAAATTCACCACATAATGTAAATAAAATAAAAAAGGAGGGTAATCCCTCCTTTTTCATAAACTTTAAAAATTAATACTTATTCGAAAATTTCATCAATCTTACTTTCAGCGACTGATGTAATTCTCCAATCATAAGAGAACGATTCATAGGCTTTAGTTACTTTAGCCTCAACATCTGTGACGTTGTAACCTTTAACTAATTTCTCTTCTCTTACTTTTTTTATTTTACCTGAATTTTCATCGGGTAAATCGTACTGAATTTTTGCAACAAAATATTTTTCGTCCATTTCCATAATAAATTATTTTGATAAATAATCGTTAAGTTTTTTCATTAAATCAAGTGATTTTGTTGTTGACCTTTCAGCTTTTTGTAATTGTTCTTCTTGCAAATTTTCTTCGTACTTGTGTTTATCAGCCATATCTTGGAAAAGATATGCTCCTGGAGTAGATGGTGATGATACTAAGTCAAAACAAATTAGTTCAAAATCTTCTTGTACTTCATTTTGTTCCCCCTTTTTAACTAACGAACCGACTCCTCTTGATGATATCCCTAATGTAACACCTTGTCTTAAAAGATTTGCGGCTTGGTCTCCTTTTGTTGATACAATTCCTCTTTCGTGAAACCCAGGTGATGTTAAAAGTTTTAATTTACCAAGTAATATATGACCATCCCACCACATTTCAGTGATTATGTGAGAAACTCTATCTAAATCAATTAATGATGATTCAGGATGGTTTAATTCCGAAAGAGCGGTTCCTTTTGATATATAATTTTTTTTATAATTTTCAACTTCTCTTTTTAATATTTTTTCAGGATAAATTCTACCATTTCTGTTTGGTGTATTATATTTTTGTAAAACAGCATAGAACTCAAAAGGTTTTGAATAGTCTAAAGCCGATTTACTTTCTTGTATTACCGCCAAGTTACGAGACTCTGTCGGTGAGATATATCCCGCATCCATTTCTATCAGTATTCCTTTACCTGAATCTTTTGGACCTAAAATTTTCAAATCTTGCATTGTGAATTTTATAAATAAATATTATTCACTTTTGTTTTGTTTGTTTTAGTTAAGTTAAAAACAAAATTTTTGTTGTTTTTAAAATTTTCTGAATCAATTAAATCAATAATTGTTTTAACAAAATCTTTAATTATTGGAGATTTGAAATCATTTATATTTTTAATATAGAAAGTTATTTCTAAGTTCATAAAAGAACTTTTATTGACTGAAAGTCCACTACTTCTTAAATCCGTATCAACTATAAAATTAGTGTCAATAAAATCAAAATTTAGTATTTCATAAATTGTGTGTCTAATTGACCTATTAAAATTCATGACAATTCTTTCCCAATTTTCCTCATCTTTCTTTGGTGTTAACCATGATTGTATATTTATATAAAAAGATTTTAAATTTTTAGAATCTACTGTTCCATAATTTGCCTTGAATTTTTTGTACCCTTTGACAGATACCGATTTTCCCTTCTTCATTTGTGTTCATAATTCATACGTTTATTTTTGGAAAATATAATAAACTTTAATATTTTTGTCAAAAAGAAAAAATGCTAATTGTAAAAGTAAAAAATCAAAACATTGAAAAGGCTTTGAAAGAACTTAAAAGTAAAGTTATCAAAGTTAAACAAGTTAAAGAATTAACTAAAAGAAAGTATTTTGCTAAGAAAAGTACAACTAAAAGAGAGGAAAAAAGAAAGGCTATTTACCTACAATCAAAATTAGAGAACCAAATGTGAATTTAGTTCTTTAATTTTAATTAATTCGTTAACTGAAAAAATTGTAGATGTGACTTTTTCTTTAGTCTCATTTATTTTTTTCTTAGTCTCTTCTTCTGTTTCTGACTCAATAAGGGAATTTAATTTAGATATAACTTGTTCTTTTTCCTCATTAAATTTAATTTCTAAAACGTCTTCATTTTCTTTAAGTAATGAAATGACTTCTTTTTGAGTTGATTCGTCTAAGTTAGATAGATATTTTGAAGCTACTGAGTTTGCAATTTTCTTTAAAGATGATATAGGTAATTTAGGGGTAGTTTTTTTTGTTTGTTTTTCTTTCATTAGATTTTCAACAACAATTTTTCTACTTTCAATCCTTTCTTCAATTTTATTAATATTTGTGTTTAAAATTTTATCTATGTGAGAATATTCTGACTCAGATAATTCATTTTTTAACCATTTATTTAATTTTTCTAAATGGTTATTTGGAATAATAATGTCTTTAGTTTCTTTGATAACTTCATCAACAAGAATATTTGCACTATCTTTATCTAAACCTAAATTTTCATTTAATTTATCATAAATGAAAAATAAAGTTTTAGTTTCTTCAGAATTCAAAACTAAATCTTTGAATTGTTTCATGTCTTTAGTTAAATTCTCACTAACAAATGAGTTAACTAATTTTTTTTCTATTGCTGTTTTATAAAGTCCAAATTTCATAACTATAAATATTATTACTTTAGTAATCTTTCTAAAGTGTCATTTATTTCTTTCATAGAATCTTTGTTTTTTTCAAAGTCCACAAACTCATCGTCCTCTCTGAGAACTTTTTCAAGAATTAAATCTTTATTCTTAGGATTTAAATTTTCAGGTACCGTTGGGGGAGCTTCTCCTCCAGGTGGGGGTGGTGGAGGGGTTTCTCCTCCAATTGGACCACCTCCTCCTAAATCTGAAGGTGTACCACCCTCAGACGGTGCAGATGGAGCCCCGCCAGGTTCACCTTCTTTTTTACCGTATAGTTTATCTATATTATCAAATAAACCTGTTTTAACTATGACTTCAGCAGTTTTCTTAAGCTCCTCACCAACTGCTTTTTCAATACGTTGTTGTTGAATATCGAGTTTAATTTCTTCATCAGAAAATCCAAGGATATGTTTTTTAGCCCAAGACTGTGATACCGCAGCAATTCCTGAACCAGGGTCTGCAACCATATCTTTGTAAAGAAGTATTTTTTCTTTCCAAATGTCCACCATTAACAAGTCGGCTTGTTTAGATGGGTTTGTTAATGATAATCTAAAATTAGATAATTCATCTTCAAATCCTAACATAAACAAGTGAATAATACCAATTTTGTTAAGTTCTTGCAACATACTCTTTTGAATTCTGTTGATTGTTCTTGCAAAACGAATATCTTGTAACGCTAAGTTTTTACCATCACCAACAACTTCCTCAAATCCTAAGAAAGCTTTAGGTACACGTAACGCAGTTAATAATTTCTTTTGGATATACTCAATGTCCGCAATTTCAGATAAGTTTTGAGCTCCAGGTAGTGTTTCAATTGGAGACGCTTGTGCAGGGTCACGTACAGGAATAAAATAATCTTGGTCAACCGCCATTTGATTAAATCTCATATCAACGTTACCTGTTTTAGAATCAACTACTTGGTCTCTTTTAAACTTATTTGCGACTCTTTGGATATATGGTTCAACGTCCTTATCATCCATGTTTCCAACAAATACTTTAAACACACGTCTTTCAGGGGCTCTTGAAGTTCTATAGATTAACATAGCATCTTCAGATAATAACAATTGTTTCCATATACGACGAGCCTTTTCCAACATAGACGTACCATAAGGTAATCTTCTGTCATCACCCAATAATCTAAAGTGAGCAATTTCCCAAGTATTAAATTCCATGTCTTTGTGTTTCCATGTGAATTTTAAATGTTTTTTAGTTGGGTCCTCGTCAATTGACTTACCTTTAGCCATCATACCTCTTTCTAATCTTTCGATTTCGATGATTGGTAATTGCATACAACCAATTACACCTTTTTCAGGGTCTAATTTGATATATACAAAGTTATCACCATACTTACATGTGTTTCTTGTCCACATTGGTAAGTTTGTATTGATGTCTAAAATATTATTAAATAAATCGGCCAATATTGATTTTATTCTATTTGATTCAGAATAAATTTGTAACATAAAACCATCCTCATTTACAGTTGTTGACTCCTCAGCGTAGATATCTAACGCTGCCGATATTTCAGGAGTAAATTCCATAGACTCATAATCATAAAAAGCCGATAATCTTGTTGGCTCATAATATGTTGCTTGAGTATATAAATTATTTTCAATTTTAGTCCATTGATTCGAAAGATAAAAAGTTTGTTGAGCTTGTAACAACTCTTTTTCATACTCTCTTTTTGAAGTTGTTTTTAGAAGTTCTTTTTTGTCAAATTTTAAACTAGGATAATCTTGATTCAATAAAGAATTTGGACCAAACGCCTGTGTCAATCTTTGCCAAACTGTAAAATTTTTTTCTGCCATACTTAAATATAAATACTTTCAAATTAAATTAAAGATTAAGGGGTAATTGTAACTGTAACTCCTTTACCATTTAAACTCGTAACCGCTGCGTCAGAAGCTGAAGTTCTGGTACCTTTTAGGTTTATACTACTACCTCCAGCACACGCAGGATTTGTTCCCCAAGTAATTCCACCTCCAAACGAATCGATATCTATCAATAAATTATTTACAATTGTGCTTGATAACCCTCCATTTCTATTAATTGTAAAGGTTTTAAGGTTAACAGAACCCCATGGATAGGTACTTGGGGTATATGAAATACTTGAAGATGTACCACTATCGTTTTGTATAGTTATTGAACAAAATGGGAAACTTAAACCTGAATCAAATAAATTTGATATGTCTCCAGTTAAGTCTCCATTAACTCTCGCATAAAATGATGTTCCTGAAACAACAGGCATCGTGTCAATATCAAGACCAAATGTATGATTAGGTGCTGACAAAGTTATAAGATAAAACCCAGTTCGTTGTAAATCAGATAAATTACCTGTTAAATTTCCACCAGTGGAAGAATCTATAGTCAAATTGTTAATTAATATCGGGATATCGGATATATTTCCAAATAATGTATTACTACCTGTAATATAAAGATTGGTTAATGATGAAGGTAGGTTAACAACATCCCCACCAATTGTATTATTTCCACGTATATTTATATTATCTAAAGATGGGAAATTAAATGAAGATGTATTTCCTGATACTGTATTAGAACCCCAAATAGCAATAGTACTTAGTGTTGATTGTAAAGTTGATATGTTACCACTTACGGTATTTGTACCATAGATTCCAAGGAATGTTAAATTATTACCTGACAAAGCACTTATGTTACCACTAATTGTGGTATACCCTTGAGCCCCTAAAATCAACTGTGTAATATTTTGCGGTATATCTGAAATTACACTTGCAGTATAATCATTTTTAATATTTAAATTAGTCAATAATGTTAATGGTGTAAAATCACTAAATTGTCCCGTTAATCTTCCACTAGATAATATTAACTGTGTAATATTTGTAAGATTAACAATTTCAGATGTACTAACATTTATCACTGTACTATTATCAGGTACACAATTATTAATATTTAATGAAGTGATATTACCAAAATAGTTTATAGTTATTACTCCTGTATATGGTGACGAATATGTATGATTAATTACATTTGTACCTAATGTTAATGAAGTTGTCGCCCCATCACCATAATCAATATACCCACCACTTGAGGATACTGAAAA